AATTAATCCTTAGTCTGTCATTAATTCGTAGCTAACCAAGTATGTTAGGTCGCTGGCTGCAGAAGCTGTTACTGCAAGAATGTCTGTCTCATCTAAGTAAAACCCATTGTCTTTACCTACGACAACTAAGGTTGCATCAGCAGGTACAGATATAGTTTTAGCTATGGCAACATAGTTTGAACCATTGTCTATACTTACTTCCACTGTAATATCAGCGGCATTAGAGCCATCAATATTAGCAATAATTAGTGAGTTTATTTTAGCAACTTTATCAGCAGCAACATCAACGATAGATGCTCTACTTGTTGTTACTGCGCCAGCCGCCATCACGGGTGTGATAGTTGCTACGTTGATTAGATTTACTACGGCCATTTATTTATCCTTTATCCAAATACTATTGCTGCGGCAATAGCAAAGCCTTTACTTGCTGCAGTTGCAACGGAATCGTCTACATACTTTTTTACCGACTGTTGTGTTGGCACTAACGTAGCTGAGTCACTTGACATATCGTCTTCATCTGCAAATGCAGTTACGGTAATTGTACCATCTGCTAAACTACCAAAGTTTACCGCACCTGTAGTTGTGAAGGCAGAGGAGCCAATATTAATTGTACCAAAGCCAGAAGTAATTGATCCGCTATTCAAAGCACCTGTGGTTACTACATTAGCACCACCAACACTGTGACCTGCAAAGTATGTTGAAACTGTATCAACATTGGTCATTCGCATTGTGCCAGCGTCATTGATTAGTATGCCATCGCCTGATGCTACAGCAGTTGTACCTCTTGCTGTGTCGCCGTCAATTAAGTTTATCTCTGCGGCTGTAGAAGTTACACCATCTAAGATATTTAGCTCAGCAGCTGTAGAAGTAACACCGTCTAAGATATTTAGCTCAGCAGCTGTAGAAGTAACACCGTCTAAGATATTTAGCTCAGCAGTAGTACTAGTGACCCCATCTAAAATGTTTAGTTCCGTTGCAGTAGATGTTACTGCTACATCCTCATTAATTTTAGGTGATGTTAGAGTTTTATTAGTAAGCGTATCTACAGAAACACGAGATAATAGTGTTGAGTTAGCACCTGCTGGTAACATTAAAGTGTTTGTAACACCTGCAGAGTGTGGCTGTCCAAACACTTTTTGTCCGTGGCTATTACTTTCACAGTTAAAGACTATTGCAGCTGAGTTAGTATTACCTCTTACAACAACTGTACCTGTTCCATGTGGGGCTAAGTCAAGATCAGCATTAGAGACGGTAATAACGTCACCACCAATAGATAAGTCTCCTGCCATTGTAATGTTACGAAAGCTTGAAGCATCTTTGTTTGCATCTACTGTTACAGTCTTACTGGCTACAACAGTACCTACTGCAGCACCTGTATCATTGTAGTTTAACTCAGCAGCTGTTGAGGTAACTAGTGTACCACCAAGCTTTAGACCATTACTACCATCATGCGAAGCAATGTTCAAGTCGTTTGAACCATCACTAACAAGAATTGTACCGTTAAGTGTAGGGCTTGTCAAGGTCTTGTTGGTAAGAGTTTTAGTTGTACTTGCCATAAATGTATCAAAGTCGGATACAAGTGCCTGCTTCATTACATCAGCATCTGAGATTACAACACCGTCTGTGCCGACCAGAGTGACTGTAGCTTGTGTAGTTTCACTGCCGTCAAGAATGTTAAGCTCTGCTGTAGTAACCGTAGCATCGTCTAGTATGTTAAGTTCTGCACCTGTAGCGGTAAGACCTGATACGTTATTAGCTGTTGCGGAAATGCCATCCACATAAGCTTTAACACTCTGCTGCGTAGGTACAAGAGTAGCACTATTAGATGACATATTATCTTCATCGACAAACGCTGTAATTCCAATAGTACCGTCATTCAGAGAACCAAAGTTTACCGCACCTGTAGTTGTGAAGGCGGAAGACCCTATGTTAATAGTACCAAAGCCTGACGTGATAGAACCAGCATTAAGCGCACCAACTGTAGTTAGATTTGCTTGCGTGTTCAAGTTATTCTGCATGTAACCGTTGATGTCGCTCATAGCGACCTGCTTCATCGTGCCTGCGTCATTAACTACGACACGATCAGCATCAGCTAATGTAGTAGAGGTTGCACTAGTGCCGCCATCCATTATGTTTAGCTCAGCAGGTGTAGCGGTAATAGCTGTGTTACTTGCTGCAGCCAGTACTGGAACAGTACCACTTTGGTTGGGTAGGTTTATTGTACGATCTGCCGTTGGATCAACGATTGTCAGTGTAGTTTCATGAGCGTCAGCAGTAGCACCTTCAAACACAATAGCATTAGCTGCATTCATAGTTACAGTATCAACTACCGTCTGTGTACCGCCAACAGTTAAGTTACCTGTAATTGTAAGGTTATCTGCTACTGTTACTTCTGATGTAGTGTGACCAATGGTTATTGCAATGCCAGATGTTTCTGTAGCAACCTTTAACGCACCTGTTTTATTGGTGATATAAGAGTTAGTTCCATCATGGTACAGTGCCATGTCACTGCCAGCACCAAAGTTAAACTTATCACTGTCGGGTACAATCAAGTCACCACTAGCATTTACTGTAACAACTTTAGATGCTTCAGATGTACCAAGTGTAGTTACATCAAGATAATTTAACTCTGCAGTTGTAGCAGTAACACCGTCAAGCAAGTTAAGTTCGGTAGCTGTAGATGTTACACCGTCAAGTATGTTTAGTTCTGCTGTAGTGGATGTGACACCATCTAAGATGTTAAGTTCTGCAGCGGTTGATGTAACTAATGTGCCACCTAGTTTTAAACCATTTGAAGTATCGTGTGAAGCAATGTTAAAGTCAAAAGCACCATCAGCGAAGGTAGTATTTCCAGTAATTGTAATAGTTGAACCATCAGCCGTAATACTATCAAGAGCAATATTACCCACGTTAGTAATGTTAGCATCACCAAATGAAGTAGCAGCTAAGGTTGTAGCGCCAGTTACTGCAAGCGTACCTGCAATGGCTGTATTACCACTGGTGTTTGCAACGGTAAACTTGTTGCTGTCCATAGTCAAGCCGCCGTTGAGGGCGGTGACACCCGTTACGGTAAGCGCACCAATAATACCAGCGTTTGCATCAACGTCTAGCGTGTCAATATGAGCAGTGCCATCTAGGTATAAGTCTTTAAACTCTAAAGTTGATCCACCTAGATCAACATCACTATCAGTGACAGGGGCTATAAGACCATCTGAAATACGTATCTGCTCTACTGCAGAGCCGCCTACTTCAACAAAGACACCATGTCTATTATTACCAGTATCAACGACTATTTTATTTAAACCGTCTGGATCTGCAATTAAAGGTACATGTGAACCTTCATCACTATCTCCATCATGCCTGTGACCTGTAGTTGCAGAATCACTAAAAGTAAAAGCATCTCTTAGTTTATTGTACTCTGCATTAATAGGTGCAGCCTTAACAACAGCTGTGGGTACGATGTCTGAAGTAGACTGCCTTGAATAACCTGCCATATTTTATCTCCTGTCCCCTAGTCCGTAAGTAACAGAAAAAGCCTGAATAGTGTGGCTAGGGTCTGTTCCATTTGTTACATATTTGATTGACACTGATTTACCTGAACCTGATACGCTTGTTGACTTGATAGGAGAAGGGTTGCCATCATATATCTCTTCTGAATCAAACTTAGCTTTATCATAGAAAGCTGCAGCGCCTTGTGTGGTTATGGCGTAGTCTGAGGCTAGAGTTAAAGATGTATCACCATAGTCGTACTCAACGCCCATTGCTATATTAACTAAACCCTCTGACCGCATGTAAGTATTAATACTGTAGATAGTTTTACGTACCTCTGGATCTTCCATATAGATAAAAGGAGACTGAAAGAAGCTAAATATATCAGCGCCATTAAAATCAGTTCCTACTTCTTGGCGTGATACAAAACCAGAGGAATCTCCGTGGATAACAAACTCTTCTTTATCTATATAACCACTTGCAACTTGATTAACTTCTATACCAACAATCTGAGAAAACTCAAAGCCTTGCCCAGCTTGAGCACTACGCCTAATACCTCCTATAAGACCTAATGAATCCTGGTCTTGAAAGAACATGCGGAACTGAGACTTCTTTTTGAGTACCACTGTCTTGATTGTAGACAGGTCTTCATTTGTAGTGTAGTCCTCAAAGATAGCTTGAATGGGTTTGGATAAGGTTGAAAGTTCAATATCCCCGATACGATCTGTAGCAGATACAGGGCGTACACCATCAGGCGCTAGAAAGATAATCTCTCCGTTAAACTCTACTACGCTGTCAGGTGCTATACAGCCTAAGTTACTTGTTACATTCTGTAGCACAAAGTTAGCTTGGTTATCACCCACTAGTCGTTTAATATTATTAGCACCAAAAATATATAGCTGATCACGAAAGGCTTTAATTTGAGTTATCTTAAAACCTACATTAATTACTCCTCCACCATTAGCAGGGGTAAAGTCTGCTTCAGCTACAGGTGAGCTAAAGTGTATGTGATAAGGGGCTGAAGAATCGCCAGCTAAGAATAAGTGATTGTTGAAAGCGGCTGATAGAGAGGGCGAAGTAGGGGCATTACTATCTGTAATCTGTATGAAGTTGCTACCATCGTAAGTAGCTGCGGGATTAATACCATCAACCAATGCGAACTTAGGAGAACCCCAGTTAAAGTCTTCAAAGCGCACTTGTGTTACGCCTGTCATAGTAGGAGCAACAGGTCTATACTGACCTGCACCAGAGCCTACCTCAATATTACCTGTAACAGCACCACCTGCAGCTATCTGTGTAATAGTATTAAAGAATTTTGTGCTTGTTACTGTAGCATCCGCAGCTGGACCTGTTACTATTTCAACAAGAGCTTGACCTAAGTAGTCTGTGCCTGTAATAGTAAAGGATACACCAGATACGTCACCACCAGCAGAAAAGATAGTAACCTTTCTAGGTTGTAAGGATGCAGCAGTAGTAAAGTTAATTGTGTTGCTTGAGTGTAACGCACCATTAATAACTAAGTTAGCAGCGCCACTAGTTGTTTGTGCGGCACATACGCCGTTCCTATCGTTAGCAACTAAGCTAGAGTCTACAGCAGTCCAGCCTATAACTGTAGGAGTTGCCGTAACTGTAGTGGCCTCTTCAGATGTACCACCTGTAATAATGTTACCTGTAACAAATATTGTGCTGGGCAGTCTTCCGAAGTTAATAACAACGCTGTTAGATGAAGTAGATACTACTGTACCTGTAGCCGCTACACCTGCGGAATTAGCAGCGCTTACAACACCCGTAACTTTTTCACCTACTGTAAGGTCCGTACCCTCTCCACTGGTTACAACAACCGTGTAGTAATGGTTATACCAATGCAGGTAGTTATTTCCACTAGCAGGTTTTCTTGCACCAAATATACCTTGCTGTACATCAGCGGAAACATGGACACCTAAAACAGGGACGCTGTTAGTTGAGTCTCCTGTAAGTTCGCCATAAGATCTTGAGTAACCGCTAATACGTCTATACCCACCTTGAAGGGAGGGTTCATAGTTTATTAATCTATACGCTGATCCAGCAAACTGACCGCCGTGAGTAAGAGGGTCTAGGTTGTTGTAAAGTCCACCACTACAAGGCGTAGCAAACGTGGATAGTTGTTCTGCCATTATTGAGCACCAGTTACAGAGTTGAAATGCCTACCTGTTACAGTAGAAGTTATATACAAAGGTGTATCTAGTAGTAGACGCCGCATGTTATCAATGCCATCCATAAACTTCTTCTCATGGATCTGCCCACTCTGATCATTGGAACGGAAACGCATAAGATACATCATAGCCCCATCAATAACAACTGTGTTAAACCTTTGAGGTATAACAGACACATCATTAAATGCTGTTAGGTCAGCGGGAAAAGAATAGTAGCGATACTCAATATCATAGGCAGCATCTGGAATGGGTGTAACACCAAACTTAGAATCTTGTGTCTGGTAAATACGCAGAGGTACAGACCTAGACGTAGCGCCGCCAATATCTTCTATAGGTCTAAAGCTACGTAAGTAGTCTGCAAATGTAATTACAGGAAGCTTACGAGGTTCGTTCTGTTGTGTTTCGTTCTTTTTAATGTAGAAAGTATCCCAATCTACCTTTGATAAGTCTGCAGGAAAGTCATACACACCCGTACCAACAACTAATGTTTGTGTATTAGTAGTAAGAGTGAAGGGCCACTCCTGTGATATTTGTAATATTTCTCTTATGCTTGAATTAATAGAATCTTTGGCAAGTGCTTGTAAGTTACGTACATCTCCAAAACCTGACCCAGCTGCGTCTAGCTCTGTCTCATTTATGCGTCTGAGTAATTGATTTACTAGAGTGATGTATGTAGCCATGAAAGAACTTCCTTTGAGCAAAGTTAGAGGGGCTAGTTACCCAGCCCCCCTTAGTTTAGCAATTAAGCCAGTGTATCACGATCTACTGTTTGAGCAGTATGGTCTCCGACTTCAGAGACATCCATCAACATACAGTAAACACGTAGTTTACCTGCGCTGAAGGTTGCACCGTCACCCGCAAAGGTTACGTCCATTGTATCTGCAACAGCATTGACAAGGACACCTGCTTGAGCTACTGTTGGTGCATATGCAAGATCTGCAGCACCATCAATATCAAACGCAGCTACGTACTCGTTAGGGTCAACCGCTGTACCAAGAATAGCAGTAGCGTTAGAACCTGTGTTCATAGTAGCAGATTCCATTACTTGAATACCTGCCCATAGAATGACAGTATTACCAGGAATAGTAAGAGCCTGAATAATGTCACCAGCTGAACAATCAACCGCACTTGCAGTGAGGTCAAGAG